AAAGCAACTGCTGCTATAAGTTCTGGAGGTTCAGAGCCTACACATACATCTGGTACAACTAATAACTGGGAGCATATTGAAACTCAACTTGCATCTTTTGTAACTATAGGTAATTATTTACAAACTTTAGATCCCGAAAATTTACAGTTCTTAACTATTAATGATACTACATTTGTAAGTAACAGAGATGGCACAGATGCACGTAAACAGTATACAACAGTCGGGGAGACTGGATCAACACCTGATACCCCTGACCCACACTTTGCAATGCTAGAGCTGCTACGAACAGAAAATGGAAGACAATATGGTATTGATGTATTTAGAACCGCTGACGTTACAGTTGTGGCTCGTGCTACACGTGTTAGTATTACAGCTGATAATCTTGAAGAAGATGATGGCACAGGACACTGCCCCGGAATCGGTACGCAAGTATTTTCGGTAACTGGTGCTGCCGGTAACAACTACTCAGGTGTAACCACAGTATCAGTTAAGGATAGTGCTGGTAATAATTTAGCCAACAATGCTCGTACAACATCTATAGATGGTAATACTAGAAACATTGGTGCACCTAAAAACTTAATATTTAGACTTAATATTCTAGGCCAACAAGGTGTTAGCCCTAACTATGACCCAGATGCTGAAGGCCCCGGTGGTCAAAACTACAGGTGTAGTTATCAAAGAGAGGTAGTATTACTACATGGTGGTGAAGGCTGGAAAGTAGGTGATAAAGTTCAAGTCACATTAACGTCTGCTAAAGGTGGTGCTACAGGTACAACTCAAAACGTAAATGGTACAAACGTACAGCAGTACGATAGTGATGCTACATATACAGTTACCGTAGAAGAAGTAGAAGCTGTAGAAGTAAACGCTACAATCAGTAGTAATGGGGACGGTCTTATACGACCTGAGCCTACACCATTTGATGCACAAACAGCTGTAACAGCAGATACTATTATTGGTGGTATTATAGAAGCCCTACCTAGCGGTGTCAGTGCTAAACAGATAGGTAATGGTATTTACTTTTTCAGCAATCAATCGTTTACAATAAATGTGGTAGAGAATGATTTGATGAGAGTCATGCAAGGCTCTGTCAATGATGTACAGTCCTTACCAAACCAATGTAAAAACGGATATATTGTAAGGGTTGCTAATGCTCTGAGAGCAGAAGAGGACGACTACTATCTAAAGTTTGAAGGTCAGAATGGTAAAGATGGTAGTGGATCTTGGACTGAATGTGCAAAGCCGGGTATAAAAACGACCCTGACTAACATGCCATTAGTTATACAAAGAACAGATACAACTGAATTTACTGTTCGTCAGTTTGATTACGGAATAAGAGATGTCGGGGATGAGTTTACAAATCCAATGCCATCATTTGTAGGTAAACAGATAAATAAAGTATTATTCTTTCGTAACAGGCTAGCATTTCTAGCAGGCGAGAATGTTGTAACATCACGACCGGGCACGTTAGGTCGTCCTAACTTCTTTATTGAAACAGCTTTGACAGTATCAGTTGCCGACCCTGTAGATATATCAGCTGCATCTATGTTCCCATCTGACCTGTTTGATGGTATAGAAATCAATGCTGGTTTACTTGTTTTTAGTACAAACCAACAGTTCTTACTGGCATCAGATGATACAGTATTCAACCCTGACACAGCTAAACTGAGAAGTATAGCTACGTTTAATTATAATGAAAAGATGGCTCCTATATCTCTAGGTACTACAGTGGCTTACATAGATAACTCTGGTAAGTTTAGTAGATTTAACGAGATGGCTAACTCAGCACGAGAAGGAGAGCCTAACGTAATCGAGGTAAGTAAAGTTGTCCCTACCTTACTACCTAAAAACATAGACCTAATGACCAACTCTAGAGAAAACTCTATTGTCTTAATAGGTAAAACAGGGACAGACGAAGTGTTTGGTTATAGATATTTCCAAGCCGCAGAAAAAAGAGTACAGGCTGCATGGTTTAAATGGAAACTAAACAATCCATTAACATATCATTTTATCATAAATGATGAATATTTCTTTTTAGATAGTGACTATTATCTACAAAGTATTAAGCTAGTGCAGACTGAAACAGACCCTAGCATAGTACAAGATAATGTCGACTTCTTATTACATGTGGATAATTATACTACTGTTAGCGGCGGTAACTTTGACCCAACTACGAATCTGACTACCTTCACTGGTGTCAGCTGGTTGAGTACAGTTACTACACCTAACCATGATCTAGTTGTGATTGACTCAAACACCAACTCTACTCGGGTTGGTCGATACGCCAAGGCTACAGTATCAGGTACAAGCTTTACTTTACCCGGTAACTGGTCAGGCACAACCTCATCAAATCCACTTACAATCGGATATATCTATCCGTACCAAGTAAAAATACCAACACTCTATCCTACAAAAGTAGAAAATGGACGGCCTACAGCCGATGTAAACTCATCTTTAGTTTTACATAGAGTCAAGTTTCACTTTGGTAAGATAGGTCTATACGAATCTACACTTGAACGAGTTGGTAAAAATGACTACACAGAAATCTACGAATCAACAGAGCTTGACGAGTACGACGCATCTGATGCACCATATCTCGAAGAGTTTATACAGACTATCCCAGTCTACGAAAAAAACACAAACGTTGAGATAACACTCAAATCCTCACACCCTGCCCCAGCTACATTAAGATCAATGTCTTGGGAAGGGGATTATTCACCTAAATATTATCGCCGTGTATAACGTACAACTCACAGAAACAGAACTCAGATACTTCTATTGGAGAATGAAAACCAACAGATGGTATGAACGATACGTCCAGAAAGGTATGAAACAGATGCCTTGGGAACCTTGGATGGCAGATACGATAGAGAAGCTAGAACCGATATACGAAAATTTATGAGTAAATACATTCACCCACTTACACCAGAGGTTGCCTTAGAGGTAGCCTCAAACTTACGCCCAGATGACTTCAGAGAGATCTCAGAGGGCTATGGATTAGACCCGAAGGTCTATCTACCCATAATGGCTCAAACACCCTCTGGAGTCTATTTTACGTCCCCTAGCGGCAAGATTGCTGGTATGGCAGGCGTAGGTAAACAAGGAGATATATGGATGCTATGCACTCCAGTCATCTACGAAAAACCGATTTTATTTGCAAGAGAGGCCAAGCGGTATGTCGATAGCCGTACTGAACCACTCCTCTGGAATAAAGTTGACTACAGGAATAAAGTACACTTAAAACTACTCAAGTTCCTTGGCTTTAAATTCTTACGTAAGTTTGAATGGGGGCCAAACAATGTAACATTTATTGAATTTTGCCGTGTGCGTAG